TTTCCGGGAAATAGCTGGGAAACTAAAGCGCCTCAGCGGCAGCTTCGACCGCGTCGTCATTCGCCGACGTCGGTGTTGGAGCTTTGTCGGATTTCCGACGCGTCACAGCCATCGGAAGGCTGATGCGCTGGTTCGGGTTCGCGCTCTGAACGATGGTGCGCTCGATGATCACCGAGGCGACGCCGATCCAGCCGCATTCCAGGTTCTGGCACTGCAGGTGAGTCTCGCGATAAGTCGCGGAGATCCCACGAGAGGATCTAGTCTTGGCGGCTTCGCCGCAATGAGGGCAAGGCACGCGGCCGCCGTAACGCTTCATTCCAAGCATTCGATAGATCCCGTCGCAGCCCCCACTCCTGCTATAACAGAAATGGTTCCAGCGCTGCTGTTAAAAAACTTCAGGTTATGCATTTTGTAACCGGACATCATGGCGTGTCTGGCGTGGCAGAGCCGCCCAGCTCCATCTGCAAGCTGGTTCGCAATCCGCCCGCTCCGTCGAGGCGGTGATTGGTCTCGACGATCAGCCATTCGGTGCCGTCGATCTGAGGTTTGAAACCTTGAACCGTGACCTTCCGCTCCGGAAAGAGAGCCGGATCCCCAGCGGCGAGATTGATCGAGAACTTCGCCACCTTGCGCTTCTGTTTGGATTGGTGGGTCTCGGCCGCCCGCCGAGCGGCGCGCTCGGATGCATAGGTCTTTCCAAGCTTCTTTGGGTTGTTCGAGGATCCAACCGTGATCTCGCGCCGGCGCGCGCTGCCCCGGTCATGCCAGGCGACGGTCACGCCGGAATAGTTTTCCCGCTCAGCCGATTCCCAGCGACAGCCGTCGCCGGCGCGCCGGGTGATGGTCACCGGAGGGATCGGTTGCCCTCCTGCGGTCTCCCCTGCCCCTACAGGGGCGAAGAGCAGCTTTTCGGCCTTCACTGTGGCCAGGGCATCGTATTCACGTCCCAATCGCGCCAGGAGAGCGCTGTCGCTCTCCCGCCCCTGGGTCAGATGATTGACGACGATCGAGGCCATACTGGACGCCACAACCGAGGTCAGCGCGTTCCGGCCGGCGATCTCGCCCAGGACGGCGCCAAGGGTGGTGTTGGACCAGGTCTGAGAGCGGCGCGACCGGAAGGCTCGAGTCAGGTCGGCTGACTTGGCCCGGATGGTCAGAATGTCGGGCGTTCCACTCCAGCACCGCTCGTCGACCTTGAAGCTTCCCTTGTCGACCAATTGCGGGGTCGCGCCTTCCCGGAGATCCAGCCACCCCAGCTTCAGGGTGATGAGCGCGCCTGCCGGCGGGATGGCAAGATTGAAGTCATGGTCCTTCAGCACCAGCTCCAGCTCGTCGGCATCAGCGCCTCGCTTCTCGGTCAGGGTCAGGTTTTCGAGCCGAGGATTGACGGTCGCACTGATGCTCTGACCATCGACGACCAGGTCGTAGACCGCCTTGCGATGAACATATCGGGCGGCTGCACCATCGGCCGTAGTCATGCTGCACCTGATGAGGCGACTGTTGCCGCTTCACCCTGGTCATCATCGACCCGCTTCAGGGTGATGACAAAGTCCACGGTGAGCGCTTGCCCGTCGATCAGGAAGTTGCGCTTCGTCTCATCCAGATCGGTGATGACGAAGGCGCCGTAGACGTAGCCCTCGCCATCGAGGAGCGGATAGGCCGCCCCGGCGTCCGCCATCAGGGCGATGTCGTCCAGGGCCTCCGCATGGCCGATCTGGCCTGGCGCCAGCATTCCGCCCAGAGTGATGATGTCGTCGCCCTGCCCTGCAAACTGGCTCACTGGGCGCGCGCCGACGCGGTCGCCGGAAGGATGACGCCAATTGCGACGCCGCTGGAGCTGGTTGAACAGCGCCGTGTCGATGGAGAAGTCGAACATCCCGAGTGCCAGCAGCATGGTCAGTCGCCCCATGAATCGGCATCGGCCTCGTAGCTCGCCGTATTGCCGCGCTGCAGACTGATCATTCTCTCCGCGACCTTGTTGACCAGGTCGTCTGAAGTTTCGCCCGGGAGCTGATGGATATGGATCTCGATCTTGGCGACGCTCATGCCCGCGCCGGCGGCCGGCGGCGGGCCGCGCCCGAAGCCTGGCGGCGAGGCGAAGCTTGGAGGCGGCGTATCGTGGAAGGTGATTGTCGGCTGGGTGGCGCCGCCCTCGGCGGCGGCCCCGGTGGCGGCAAGCGCCCCGGCGGCTGCGACCGCACCGGCCGCAGCCCGCATGCGGCTCACGACCTTTCCAGTCCCTCCGAGAATGCCGACGCCCATGCCGGCCATGACATCCTGACCGATCGCGGCGAAGACCCGCGACGGCGAGTGGGTGTCCAGCCGCGTGCGCGCGCCCGCCTCGGCCCGGCCGGCGGCATCGGCCGCTGCAGCCTGAACCTGGGCGCGCTGGCCCCGTATGCCCTGGGTGAACCCTCGCATGGCGTCCGCGCCGGCGTTCATCAGCCGGCCCGGCAGTTCCTGGAGGAATGTCCATACGCCGGCGAACGCCGCCCTGAAGTCGTTGAGCGGTTGGAAGTTGGCGATGATGGACTTGATCGCGCCGATCCCGATCGAGACCGCCGTGCTGATCTGGTTCCAGACCCCGCCGACATAGCCGGTGATGCCGCCCCAATTACGCATGATCAGGCCGAGCGGCGTGAAGTTCAGCAGGTAGAGCTTGATGTTATCGACGCCCAGCCCGACCGCCTGAGAGACCAGGCCCCAGAGCGCTCCCATGAAGTTGGAGATCGGTTGCCAGTTCCGGATGATGAACCCCAGCGGGGTGAAGTTCATGATGTATCCGGTGATCAGCCCGATCGCGGCCTGGACAGCGCCTGACACGCCGCTCCACAGTTTGGAGAGCCAAGGCCCGATCGTGCCCCAGTTCCGATAGATCAGGTATGCCCCGGCGGCCAGCGCGGCGACGGCCGCGACGACGAGCAGAACCGGCCACAGCAGGGCGTTGACCCCGACCGCCGCGCCGCCGGCCGCAGCGCCGGTGCCGGTGAGCCCGGCGATGACGGGGGCGAACAACAGTCCGGCTTGGGTGAGCGTGAGCTGAAGCAGGGCGAACGGTCCCAGAACGGCCGCGACTGCGACGGCGAGCCCTCCGAATACGAGTAGCCCCGCCGAGATGACGGCGACGAGCGCCGCCACCACCTTGACGGCGTTCGGATGGGCCTTGCTGAAATCACGGACCTGACGGGCGGTCGAGCGAATGGCGGCAGAGCCGGCCTTGATCACCGGCAGGAAGTTGGCGCCGATCTCGATAGCCAGGCCCTGCAGCGCGATCTTGCTCTGGCCAATCGCGGTCTTGGCGCCGCTCTGACGGTTTTCGAACTCCTTCTGCATCGAGCCGGCGTAGAGGCTCGAATCCGCAACCGCGTCCAGGTTCTCCTTCAGGACGCCCAGCTGGGTCAGCATGGGGGCGATGCCGGAAACCGATTCGGAGCCGAACAGCTGGGTCAGGATCGAGGCCTGCCGATCGGGCGACAGCTTCGAGATCCGCGTCATGACGTCCATGATCGTGCCGCCGGCGTCGGCCTGCATCGCCTTGGAAACGGCGACGGCTTCCAGCCCCAGCTCCTTGTAGGCGATGCGCTGCGCCTTCGTGGCGGCCTCGCCCTTGGTCAAGGCCAGCATGGTGTTCTTGATGCTGGTCGCCGCGATCTCTTCCTCAACCCCCATGCCCACGATGGTGGATCCCAGGGCCGCGATTTCTGCGGCAGCCAGGCCGGCGACCTCACCCAGGGGGCCGACGCGTGTCACGACGTCGGAAATCTTGAGCGCCGTGGCGTTGCCGTTGTCGCCCAGGTAGTTGATCTGGTCAGCTAGGGCGCGGACCGCAGGCTGGGTCATGGCAAAGGCGGTGCGCCAGGTCGCCATTTTCGACCCGGCGTCCTCGGCCGTGGTGTCGAAGGCGACGCCCATCTTGCCGGCGTCCTCGGCGAAACCCAGCAGCTCTCGACGCGGGATCTTCGCTTGCCCAGCGGCGGCGATGATCGCCGCCATGCCTTCAGGAACCTGATTCAGGTTCTCGGCCAGCTCGAGGACATCCCGGTTCATCTGCTGGAACTGCTGAGGCGTGTCGAAATCGACGACCTTCTTGACGTCCAGCATGGCGTCTTCGAAGTTCACGGCTTCTCTGCCGGACGCCACCAGAGGCGCGGCCGCCACGACGCCGGCGCCCACAGCGGACATGCCGGCGCCCTGCATGGAGCCGGCGAGCGCCTGGGTGCGGTCATATCGATTGCGCGCCGTTTGAAGCCGGCGCTGTCGCTCCCCGACCTCGGTCAGGCGACGGGCCTGGTCCCGGAGAGCGTCGTTCGCCTCGCGCGTCTGGCGGCTTAGCTTGGCCTCTGACCCGGCGAGATTACGGGCGTCCAGGCCGGCGTCCTTCAGCTTGACACGCATCTCCCCGAGGGTGCGGATCTGGACCTGTTCCTGAACCTGAAGCTCTCGGACCTTGGTCCGGGCGACTTCAAGCGCCCGCCCCATCTGCTTCGTCGGGTTTTCGGCGTCGCGGTGCGCCTTTCCCAAGCGGGCGGCTTCGGTTCGCGCCGCCTCCATGGCGGTGCGCGTGGCCGCCAGCCGGGTCTCGGTCGCCCGATAGGACTGGACGTTCTTTGCGGCGCGCTGAAGCTCGACGATCCGATCGCGCGCGGCCTTGACGCCCTGGGCCGCCGTCGTGCTCTCGGACGAGATGCCCTTCAGGAACCCGACGGCATTGCCGCCGGCCCTGAAGAGCAGATCGAGCCGGAGCTTCTTGTCCATAGTAGGCTAGTCTTTCTTCGACGGAGCGTGGACGCGGTTCCACCAGGCAACAGCGCGCTCGCGCTCTTCGAACAGTTCATTGAGGGAGAGGCGGGAGAGCTCTTCGCGAGACCAGTGGAAGACGCCTGCGATGTCGCTGATCGCGTCTTCTATGCTTCCAGACCACCCGCGACCTTCTGCCGCTTCGTCAGCAAAAAACCGACGATCTCCCCCGCGATCTGGGCGGTGTCTTCGGGCGCCATGGTCAGAAACTCGGCCGTCGGAATGACGGGGTCGGAGATCCGGGGCACGACGATGGAGGCCGCGTTGATGTCCATCGTGTAAAGGTCGTTGAACTTGGTGCCGCGCAGATGGCCGGTGTCCGGCTTGCGCAGCTTGATTTCGAAGATGTCCTGCCCGCCCCGCTTGATGGGGTTGTCCAGGTCTACCCACGCGACACGGTTTCCGGCCGCGTCGAAGAGAGGGCGACCCTTCTCATCGACGAGCAACTTGTCGGCTGTGGTGGTTTCGACGACGTCGTTCATGGTTCAGGCTCCCCGGAGCAGATGAGGCGGCAGCGACAGCATGCGCGCCATGAAGGGCTGGCGATCCTCGGCCGGCTGACGCGATGACGCGTCAGGTCGCCGGCGCTCGACGGCAGCCGGGATCAGGATTGGAGGTTGGACGCGCCGATCAGCCACGGTCAGCGCGTGATGGCGCGCAGCTGGGCCCAACGATCGACGCCGTAGACCAGGAGCAGTTTGTTCAGGATGTCGATCTCGAATTCGACCTGCCCGTTGCGGACCTGTTTGTAATAGACGCAGTCCGTCTTGTAGCTGACGCCGTTCTTGGAGCCGATCTCCTGCTCGCCGGTGTCGATCTCGTTGGTGCGGCCGCTGACGGTGATCTGGACGTCGTCGTAGGTGGAGATGGCGTCGTTCTTATAGGCGCCGGCGAACCGCAACTGCTGACCGTCCAGGCGGGGGTCGCCGAAGCCCGCGTTCAGCTCGGGCACTTCGCCGCCGTAGTTGTGCATGAACTCGAGCGCGGCGATGCTGCCGGTCAGGATCTTGGCGGCAGCACCCATGCCCGCGCCGAGATATTCCTCGGTGTTCATGACCAGTTTGGGCAGGGTGATGGTGCGCGCCTGGCCAGCCAGGGAGCGCCCGCCGGCGAAGACGTTGAAGTCGTGAAGGTTACGCGGGAGGTTCATCGAACGGATTTCCTAGGCGGCGCGCGGCCGGTTGGTTTTTCGGGACGGGCGAACGCGTTCAGGCCGCAGCGGCGAAGTCGGCGTAGAACTCGTCGGTGATTTCGCTGGTGACGCCGAGCTCCTCGAGCGGCGACGCGTCGGTGAAGCGGTAGCCGATCTTCAGCTTGCCGGCCCCGAGGCTCTCCGGCGTGTTGCCCGGCGAGATGAAGGCGACGGCGCCCACCAGGCGGCCGGCCGAGACCTCGCGGCGGAACAGCTTGTTGATGTTCTCGACGATGTCGGTCGGCATCGAGCCAATGAGGGGCTGATCGATGTAGGGGAACAGGCCCTCGACGATGGTGTCCCGCAGGACCTGGTTGGTCCGCACGGCGCTTTCGAACGCGTAGCGTTCATCGACGCTGCAGGTGCGATTGCCCCAGAAGCGGAAGCCGTCGCGCCAGATCAGGCCGGTAACGTCGGCGCCGTTGATCAGACCCATTTCGGTCTGGGCGCTTCCCAGATCCCATTCGCGCGGCTCGACGATGCCGACCACGCCCGGCAGGATCACGTTGGAAATCGTCTTGTGATAGCCGACAGTGCGGTCCAGTTGCGCGCGCAGGCCCACCGCGACCGCGGGCGCGAAGGTCGCCACGGTCAAGGCCGAGGCCGCGTCCGTGGCCTGGAAGGTTCGGTCGATCAGCATCAGCTCCCGCTGGGTGAAGCTGTCCCGATAGATCTTCACTTCGGCCGGCGTCTCGCCTTCTGCCGTTGCATAGGCGATGGCCGAAAGCCGCGCGGCGGCCGTCGCAAGCGCCGTGGCGACGACCTTGGTGTCCAGGCCCGGCGCCGCGATGATGCGCGGGCGCAGTTGGACCGACTGTTCGGCGATGCGGAGCTTGGCGATGCCGGCGACAACCTTCAGATCGAGATCGGCGGCGATCTCGGCCGGCGTGTCGCCCTCGCCTTCTGCGACACGCACGATGACGCCGACCGATGGCCCGAAGGCGCCGATCGCCTGCAGGGTCCGAGAGAGCGTCCCCGCGACGCCGGCGTCCGCGATCAGGGCCTCGGCGTCGACGACGGCGACAGGCGTATCCAGCGGAAAGACGTCGGCGTCAGCGTCGGAGGCGGTGCAGACAACACCCCACACCGAGGTGGCGGCGACGGCGAGGAGGACGCTGCGCGCGGGCGCTTCTTGGTGGGTGATGCCGTGAGGACGGGGCGTAAGAGCCATGGGCGGGCTTCCTTGAAAGGTCAGGCAGGACGAAGGGAGACGGAGAGCGTCGTCGGCGTTCGGCGCGGACGATCGGTGCGCAGGATGTCCAGGAGCAGCCTGGGCGAATGGGCAGCGTCGATCTGCAGCTGGACCCGGCGCAGTCGGACACGTGGTTCGTTGTTCAGCAGGGCCATCGCCGTGGCTGCGAAGATGCGGATCCGCGTTCTGGCGTTCAGCGGCTGGTCGATGAGGTCGGGCAGTTCGGATCCGTAGCCGCGACGTCCGACGCGCAGGTTCAGCGGCGTCGTGAGGATGTCCCCGATCGACTGGACCAGGTGCTCGTCGCTGTTCGGATCCAAGCCTCGACCCGTTTGCCGGTTCAGGCCGGTCATGGACGCGGCTTTCCAGAAACGCCCTGCCCGGTCGCGACGCCGCCGTGGGGGTGATTCTTCAGGCTGATGTCACCCGCCTTGACGTCGCCATCGGCGGTGATGGATCCAGTCGCCTTCAGGTCGCCCTGGATCTCGACGTCGCAGTTGAGGACCGCCCCGGACGGGGCCGTTATGACGGCGGATCCCGGAAGATCGAAATCGAGGCGGTGGCTTTCGGGGTCATATTTGATGATCGCGCCGTCCTTGAACTGGATGGCTACGGTCGCCCCCAGGAACAGGGGTGCGAAGATCGAGGACGGGAGGCCGCCCAGGATGACGGCTTGCTCCATGTCGCCTTCGCAGGCGAGCACCTGAACCTGTTCACCCACAGTCGGAGGCAGCCAGATCCGCGTGTCGCCGGCGGACATCATCCAGTCGATCGGCGGCGTGAGCTCGTCACCGAAACGGACGACCGCCTTGCCGACCGCCAGATCGACACTCTCGATCACGCCGACGCGCGCGAGATTGCCGATCGTCAGATCGGTTTCGGCGCTGGAAGTGGACGGGGCGCGGGTCATGCCGGCGGACGATGGCGCAGCGGCAAACGGCTTTCGCGGCGCGCCTGTTGTCAGACGCGCCCGCACAACAGCAGGGGGACTTAGGCTGCGGTCGCGAGAAGCTCCGGCGCCAGGACGGGCCATTCGATTTGGTCCGGGAAGCCCGCCTGGTCGGGCACGTCGCGCAGATGCTGGATGTGCTGAAGCACGAGGATGAAATCCTCGGCGGTCAGTGAGGTTGTCACGCCCAGGGTGATCTCGTCACGGTGACGTTCGACCAACCAGCGAAGGCGATCGATCTCGCCGTCACGCCGACGGCGAGCCATCACCGCCAAGGTCTCGACCGGGGGCGCCGGCGCATCGACGGCGACGGGTGCGCCGTCCGGCCCGGCCTGGATGACCTGGCCCCGGCCGGCGGCTTCCAGAAGGGCGGCGTGATCCTCGGCCGAGACCTCGGACACGTCGTCCGGCAGGGGCGCATCCCAGAAGCCGTCATCGTAGAAGGCGCCCGTAGAGGGGCTGAAAAGGAGGGTCATTGGGCTTTCTCGATCTGAAGGTCAGACATAGGGGTCGATCTCGCCCCCGCCCCCGCCGCCGCCACCGCCCGAGTTGTAGGCGGGGTCTGGGCTGCCGCTGACGCGGCCCAAGGCGATCCACTCATAGCCGTCCAGGTTGCCGGCCGAGCCGTTCGCGCGATTGGCGAAGAAGACGATCCGGTCCTGGTACCGGCCGACGACCTGCATGTAGTAGTCGGAGTTGACGTTGCTTCCGGGGTTGCGCGGCGTCGCCAGGGCGACCAGGCACCCGCCGCCGAAGGCGACCGGCAGGACGGCGTGGGTCGAGCCCTCGGCGATGTTGGACGTCACGAAGCCCCACTGGATCATCAAGCCGGTCCCAGGGATGACCGCGTAGCCGGGCGAACCGAGGTTTCGGGCGACGGCGTCGGTAAGGAGTTGAGCGCCAATCCCGGCCGGCAATGCCGCAAGATCGAGCCAGGCTCCACGAAGAGGGTTGGCGTTCTCGAAAATGCGCAAACGGTTCTGGTAGAGGTCGATCACGACATCGTCTGACAAGGTGGTGTCGCTCGCCGGGCGCTTCAGGCGGATTTCACCGCCCTCCGGCCCAACGCCGCCTTCGAACACGGGTGTGTTCAGAGGCGCGAGATGCCGCCATTCCGACCCATTGATCCGAACCGCCATCCCTGTCGCATGCGCACCAATATAGACAGCCGTCCCATCTGTGGTGGCCAACGACGGCTTGCTGGAGATCTGTTCCCAAGCATGGGAGTGAAGCGCTGGGGCTTTGTCTGCTGGATTGAAGTTGCTGCTATGCCAGATTTGGGTCGCGATACCAGGAGCGCAGCCTGTCAGATCAATCCAAGCTCCCCGCAGCGGGTTTGCATTCTCAAAGATGCGGATGCGATTTTGATAGACGTCGATCACCAAGTCATCCGAAAGGGCGGTGTCGGTCGTCGGACGTTTCAGGCGAACCTCGCCGCCCTCCGCCCCCGCGCCACCCTCGAAGACCGGCGTGTTCAGCGGGGCCAGAGCGCGCCACGGCGATCCGTTGATTTGCACCGCCATGCCTGTCGGATGACTAGCCAGCATCACATCCGTCGTGTCCGTGCGGGCCAGAGACGGCTTGCCCGTAACCTGAGCCCAATCGTGGCTGTGGAGGGCAGGAGCTCGGCCCGCGATCGCGTCAGCCAGACCGATTATCTCGCTCATTACGTGACCATGAGCCGCCGCTGCCTTGCCTAGAAGGGCCTGTCCCAGACCATCTATATCCGACATATTGTGCCCATGAAGCGCGGCCGCCTTACTTGCCAAGGCGTTCGCAAGGCCGATGACCTTTTCCATAGCGAGTGCGGGGATACGCCCAGCATCGAAGACGCCGCTTATTGTGTCGGTCGCGTCATGTTTGTGACCGACGGGTGATTTGTTCGCGAGCGCCTCTGGCAAGCCGTCGATCGCCGTCATGGCATGACGGTGGATAGCGCCGGCGAAGTTCGTCGCCCAGGACTGCAGCGTCTTCAGCAGGCCGAAGGGGGTGACCGCCACGTCGGCCCGACTGCCGGCGGCCGACTCTTCCCAGGTCGCCAGTTCGACGACGCCCAGCCGCTCGGTCGTCGCCGGCGGATTGATGAAGCCCGTGCCGCCGAACTGGATCACGGCGGTGTCCAGGGTCTTGAAGGTGATGTCGGCCGACAGCAGCACCATGGCGCCGGCGCTCTTCTCCACGACGACGTCCGGCGAGCTGAAGACAGCGAACAGGACGCCGGTCGAGAGGTAGAGACCGAAGGCCCGCACCGAATAGACGTCGGTCGTTTCGTCATTGATGGTGACGTGAACCACGTCGTCCGCGACGACGTCTCCGCCGAATGTGGTGACCCGCTTGATCTCGCCCGGCAGGGTCGTCAGCCCCTTGAGCGAGCCGGCTGTGTGGACGTTGGATATCCCGACGTGCGAGATCGTGACGGCCGACGTGCCCGTGTTCGGCCCGTTCGGCAGGTCGGCGCGGCCGGCGTCGGTAATGGTGATCTGTAGTCCGGCCATGTCAGGCGGCCTCCTCGAGCTGCAGGCGGCGGTAGTGGGCAGGGCGCGCGCCGGCGACGACGCCAAGCGCGGCCTCGGCCTTCAGACCTTGGGTGAAGGTGAAGTGAGAGCGGGCCGGCTTGGTGCGGGCGATCTCGTCGATCACCTCGTCCACGAACCTGGCGGTGGCGGGCTCGCCGTCTTCGCCGGTCAAGGACAGGACGACCTCGAACGTATGGGGCCGACCGGGCGGGTTCATCTGCCAGGGTTCGCGGATGGCGATCTGACCGCCGAAGGCTCTCACGACCTGGCGAACGGAGGCGGCGGTGCCCTTGATGCGCTGGATAGCGATGGCCTGGGCGACGACCGCCCGCTTGACGGGCTCGGACCAGCCGGAGTTCCAGCTGTCGATCGACAAGGCATAGGCCAGCCAAGGCAGCAGATGCACGGGGCAGCGCTCCGGGCTCCAGAGGTCGCGAAGAGGGACGGGCATGCCATCGAGGCGCGCCGTCACAGCCTCCAAAGCCCGTTCGACGGGAGTGGCGTTCGGGGGCAGCAGGCTACGGGCAGCCGAGCCGCTCATTCGCCCAGGCCCACGTGAATGACATCGATGTCGGTACAGCGCGCGGCCTGCAGACGGTTGCAAACGACGTTCGCCGCCGGCGAAGTCAGTTCGACGTCCTGGACGCCTTCGGCCGCCAGAGCGGCGATGATTGCGGACCGGGTGATGTCGCGACCCAGACGGAACGACCCGGCGAGGTAGGCGTCCAGACGTCCTCTCGCCTCGGCCATCACCACATCGGCGTCAGGGCCGGCAAAGGTCGTGATCCTTGCTGTCACTTCGAAGGTCAGGATCTGCGCCGGCCTGACCATGACATGGTCGGTCAGGGGACGGACGGTTTCAGCGCCAACGACCGCCTCGACCGCGTCCATCAGGGATGAAGAGGGCGTGCCGTCCCCCAGCCGCGAGAGGACAGTGACGACGACGTCGCCGGGATCGGGGCTGGTGCAGCTGGCGTCCAGGACGTCGCCGGACGCGCCCAGGGCGTGCGAGATATAGGCGCCCTCGGGGCCTGCGACCGAATAGGCCTCGGGCGCCAGCAACGCCCGTCGCCGAAGCGCCTCGTCCGTTTCCATCACGGCCGGCGTCTGGGCGACAGGATCCGCCGGGGTGATCAGAAGACGCTCAACCCCGAGGAGGGCGACAAGGTTGTCCAAGTCGGCGCCATAGGCTCCTGCAATGGTGACGGCCCGCGCCGCATCGTTGATCCGCTGGCGCAGGATCAGCTCCCGATACGCCATGACCTCGATCAGCTTCACCATCGGCTCGCTCTCGAGCTTCAGGACAGCCTCAAGGGCCTCGACCGCGTCGGGAGCGACGGCGGCCATGTACTGCAGAAAGATGGTCTTCGCCTCGGTGATCAGTTGTTCGAAACTGATCACCTCCACGACCGCCGGCATCGGCAGTTTTGAGAGGTCGACGGCGGTCGAGCCGCTGGCTTGGCCTGCGTAGGTGGACATGGCGAGGGTTGTCGCCGTCCCTTGCCCGGGCGCGCGACGACGCCCTGTTGTCAGACGCGTCCGCACAACACGCCGCCCTGCCCGATGACCCGCCCAGGCGCGAGGGATCGAGCAGCGGAGATCTGATGATGAAGAAGCCCGAAAGCCTACTGGCCACCCTCGCGGACGCCCTGGACGCCCGACATCATGTGAAGGGCGATACAGCCCGGCTGCAGATGGTTTTGAGCAACGTCAGTCCCCAGACCGACGCGCGACCGGGATCCGGCTTCAGCCTCAGCTACACCGTCGAGATCAACATGCCGGATTTCAACGGCAATCCCATTGAGGTGATCGTTCCGATGCTGCGCTGGCTGGAGCGCTGGCAGCACGACCTAGTTGCGAACGGCGACAAGGCGGCGAAGGCCATCGACATGACCTGCGTCCGGCTGGACGCCGACCGTTACGATCTCCACGCCGCCGTCAACCTGACGGAGGACTTCCGCTATGTCGCCCGGCCGGATGGTTCAGGCCAGGACGTCGTTCCCGTCGATCCGCCTATGCCCATGGCCCTGGCGAGCGCGCCGCCCCTGCACGCCGTGTTCCTGGATGACGCGCTGATCGTGCACTGCGCCGCCCATCCCGACGAAGCTGTGACGCCCTGATCGGCCTGACCGATGGATGACCTCCACCACCTTCACCAGCTGGCCGAGCAGATGCTGGACAAGCTGCAGCCCGGCCAGCGCCGGCGGATGTTGTTTCGTATGGCCATGGAGATGCGGCGGGCGAACCAACGCCGCATGGCGCGCCAGGTCGCGCCGGACGGATCGGCCTGGGAAAAGCGGAAAGGCCGGCCGAAAGCCAAACCGGCGAACCGACCTGCCCGATTCCTGTATCCTTCAGGCGGATTCGGTGAGCCGCGCGTAGTGGATATGCGCAGCTGGATCGGACGCGGCGACTACCTAGTGGGCTTCGATAGGGAGGCCGGAGGCCTGCGCACATTTGAACGCGCCAAGATCGTCCGCTGGATCACGCCGATCGGCTCGGCCGGTTCGGACGGCGATCCCGCGCCGCGGTCGAAGGCTCGGCCGGCGCAGATGTTCCGAGGCTTGAGGTCAGGCCGCCACCTGAAGGCCGGCGCCGACGCGGACGGCGGATGGATCGAGTTCACCCAGCGGGCCAGCCGCATCGCTCTGATCCACCACGACGGCCGCCGAGATCGCGTGGCGAAGGACGGCCCCGAAGTGGACTATCCCAAGCGCGAGTTGATCGGCTTCGGGAGCGACGACGAGGCGCGCCTGGTGAATATGTTCATCGACGAGGCGAGCGATGCCCTAGGCTGGGGACGCAGATCACCCTAGCATCGTCGTGATCAGAACTTCCGCTATCAACTCAGGAGTCCATTTCTGCTTCCGACCCCTCTCGGCTGTTCGGAACGTCTGCTCTGAGGCCAGATGGTCAATCCATAGTTCTTAGCCAGGCGTCCTCGTCGTCGTGTTCGCCCTGATGGACGTCGACGGCGAGCTGACGCGCGGCGTCACAGGCGACGATGACCACCCCCCTGGCGTAATATGCCGCCTCAAGATCCGCATAGGTCGGCAGATCGGGGAGGCGCGGCAGGACGCAGGGCGCCTTAGCTGTCTCGGGCATCTCGCGGCGGGGCGGGATTGGGCGGGCAGACGGCAGGACGCGCGTCGCACAGGCGCTCATACTCGC